CTTCGGACTGGGAATGCATTTGTTCGAGTCGGGACTTTAAAAAGTCCGCATATTGGCGAATGGTGGGATTGCGTTTGGGCGTACCCATAAAATGTATATCGGGGCAGTAGGTAGGTGATCTACGTTTCGCATCAAATGTATTTACGTGGCGATTCACGGTTTCGAACAAAAAGGGTTTGTTTTTCTGAATACCCATTTGATACGTATCAATCAAGTTTTGCAGACAGATGAATGAGTTGGGTACGACGATTCCTCCATAAATGTACAACAACTCGGCAAATGCTAAATCCCGATAATGCGATTTGTAGGGTTCAGCTACCTCGCTAATCTTGGTCGTCCAATTCGGAACCAACTGTCGGAACGAGTCGTCGTCGATCAAACAAATGTCAAAATCTTTGCCGCATTTGTGAATAATACTGCGTACAGTCAAATGGATATAAGGCTGATTCAAATCAAAGGAACTCCGGGATCCAAAACTCGCCCAGACACGGGAATTGTATTCATATTTGGTATGGAGCCAGAGTTTCGGGCGATTGTGTTGATAGAGTGGCGACGCCGGTGTAAAATGAAAAGACACGTTGCTCGTGGCCAAGACATTGTCATTTAGTAAATATTTACGGATCATTTCATCGTCATTGGTAAAATCCACATAGTTTTTGAATTTCGATCCGACATAACTGGCCACCATCAATATTCCCACAACGACCAGATATTTAGCAATATTTTTTTCATTGAAAAGACCCATTTGTATTTTCTACTATATAAATGGACGACATTTTATCAATCACGTAGGCGCAGACACAAACTAATTTGCAAAATAGATCATATAGATAATCGAGTATTTCGATTCATTGTATTTCATTTGCGAGGTGAACATCACATTGTTGCTTTTGCAAATCTGTCGAAGAATGTTGGTAAAGGAATTGTAAGTGAACTTTCTCGTTAAATAAAACTGTTTGGATGAAAAATAATAGGGCGCGAGTTTGGCCAAAAAATCGTCGTGATAATTGTAAAACACAATCTTGCGAAAGGCATTGTGATCGACTAAATAATATTTGTCGGTTTTCATACACACTTTTTCTAAAAGATCCATTAAAATTTCAATGGGGACGTTCGTTTTGAATAATTGTGTCAACATTGCTATAGTATGTTTATACAATCATCATCGACCCTTCCCGCATACCGGTCCACTACCTCCACCACTACCGATTTTCATCCGTTTCCAACAATTCGCAAAACATCCCTTGAAAACAAGGCCAGTTCAATGACATTTTCGTGAATATTGTAAAAATACGTAATGTACTTGCACAAACACGAAATGATTTTGTATTTTTCAATTTCATTCAATTGATCCGTCGATTTCACAAATCCGTAAAAGTAATCGAAAATGTCAATGACCGAATATCCATAATCGTGAATATTGTACAAAATATGAATCGCTTTAGCCAATTCATTGTTTCGCAATCGTCCAATATAATCTTCAAAGGATTGCAACGAAATATTGGAACAAATCTGTTTGCATTTTTCGTAGTCGATTGCATCCGTCTTTTTCGGATCCTGCAATATGAAAATCTTTTCTAAATGATTCATCATTTCTCGCAAGGAATGATTGGAAAATTGCTGAATGTAGTCCAAGGCTTTTTCATCGATGCGAATCTTCTCATTCTCTATGATTTTATCTACAATACCGCGAATCTCCTCCTTTGTTGGTGGCTGCATCCGGATAATATGCACACGCGATTGTATGCTCTCAATGACCTTTTGCACATTGGAACAAACGGAGAGAAAATGGACATTGTTCCTGTACTTATCAATATAATTGCGAAACATTTGCTGACATTGTTCATTGATACAGTCGATATCGTCAATGACGATAATCTTCTTTTTGCCATAAATCGAACACCGCGATTGGCAAAACGTCTTCATTTCATTGCGATAATAATTCACGCCCTGTTCTTTCAATGTATTGATAAAAAGCAAATTGTTTTCCGGCAAAGATTGTGTTTTGCTTAAACCGTAGTAGTTTCGAAGAATGGCATATAATAAACACGTTTTGCCAGAACCGGCCGATCCGTGTATGAGGATATTGAGATCATCAATCTCGATCAGTGTTTTCAAAACGGATTTGAATTTGGGTTCTACACAAAAATCATCAATGTAATAGGGTTTGTATTTTTGAATAAAAATCGTCGAACTGTCAGCGTCCGATCGTTTCTTGAAAAATGTGTTCATACTCTACGATGTGGATATACTATTTATGTTTGTTTCTTACACAAATACTTTTGTCATTTCGTAAAAAAACGCGCTTAAAAACATCCATTGATTGTAAATATAAAGACAACGAAATGTCAGAAACGAGTTTGTATAATGTTTTGGGGGTTTCCAAGACGGCGAGCGACGCCGAAATCAAAAAGGCGTATCGTACGCTCTCCCTAAAGTATCATCCCGATCGTAATCCGTCACCCGATGCAGGCGAAAAGATTCGCGAAATCAACGATGCCTACGAAACCTTGGGCGATTCTGCGAAGCGAAAACAGTACGATATGGAACAATCGATGGGAAACATCTTTGGTGAAATGGGTGGACCTTTTATGCGAACTCACAGTATGAATGATCCCGCGGTGGATATACTCAATATGATGTTTGGCGGAATGGGGGGACCCTTTGGTGGTGGTGGTGGTGGAGGAATGCCCGGAGGAATGCCCGAAATACGTATTTTTCACGGTGGAATGGGTGGAGGAATGTCGCACCCAATGTTTCAAACAAAACCCCCTCCCCTGCAACACATCATACGTATTTCCTATAGTCAAGCCTATACTGGATGCAATGTACCCATCGTGGTCAATCGATGGGTGATGATTGGTGATACCAAAATCAACGAGGAGGAAACGGTCTATGTCGCAATTCCCGCCGGGATTGACGAAAATGAAATGATTGTTTTGCAAGGAAAGGGAAATGCCGCTAGCGACGACTTGAAGGGTGATGTCAAAGTATCTATCCAGTTGCACAACGATACGCCGTTTCAACGTCACGGACTGGATTTGATCTACCGGAAAAAACTATCGTTGAAAGAGGCTCTCTGCGGATTCGCCTTTGAAATTCCCCATTTGAATGGGAAAATGTTGGCCCTAAACAATACGACCAATGTCAATATCGTCAAACCCAATTACAAGAAAATCGTCAAAGGTTTAGGATTTTCGCGCCAGAATTCTATGGGGAATCTCATTATTGAGTTTGACATTGAATTTCCCGACAGTCTTACCCCCGAACAAATTGAAAAAATATCGGAACTTTTGTAAAAACCAAACCACGATTATTTACAAATATCTTACTTGTAAATAATTTATTTCCACCCTCTTTTGTGTGATCGTCTGTGACGTTTTGTTTGTTTGGTTCTTTTTTTACGACTTCCGCCAATCTGTTGTTGTTGTTGTTGTAAAACAGCCTCTTGCAATTCATTTTCAGGTTGAAGCTCGTTCTTTTTTATTACATTATGTGAAAGAGATTCTAGAGTTGGAATGGTTGCTCTTTGAAACTTGACCTCCAATTTATAAATGTTTATGTAAATGCCCTTTTCTATGTAAAATACAGTTTCATTTTGGTTTAATTTATCTAATTCGAGTAAGGGGTATTCATCATCTTCATATTCTTGTTCCAGAAATTCTTCTTTCAGAAGTTCATACATTTTCAGAAGTTCATTTATTTTTAGATGTTTGTCTTCTTCTTCTCGAATTTCATTTATTTCTAAAAGTGGATTCATCAGATTTTGGATCATCACAATAACAGCATTGTATTTTGCACTGGCTGCAATTATTACTGTATCTATAGCGTCTTTATATGTAGTAAACGCATACGGTCTATATAAATGATAACCTTCGTCGTCATTCGTTTCCGTAATCACATACACATATTCCTTATTTTCCATAGGATAGGTCAATCTTAACATATATCGATATTTTTCCAGAGGGTTCTCATTATTTGTGACCGCCTAAAAATCCAACTGCAATAATTGGCGAACCTCGCCAGCTATATCATCCAAGGTTCGAACCATTACGTGTGAATCATTGGCAAAAATGGGTTGATTCACCATATTCGCATATTCCGCCTCATTGTACGTCAAATACATCATTCTCTGAACGACACGATGAATCTCATCATCGGAATCGTTTTGCAATTGGATAAACCGTTTTGCATTGAAATGCTGGTTGACATTGGGCGATCCCCAGTAAACTGGAATGGTAGACGCAATCATCCCGTGTGTGATCTTTTCTGTGATATAATGGTCCAAGACGGAATTCTCCATCGAAATAATGAATTTGTAGTCTTTTATAAAGGTAAAAAATTCGTCACTGTTATATTGTGGAGAAAGAATCGGAACATTGGTCTTGTATTTACCCGCATAATCCACCGGAATGTATTTTTCCAAGATCTGTAAAAACTTGTTTCTGACAGGCGCATTCGGATTGCTGATAATCGCACAGACCGTCTTTTTAGGAATGTTCGATAATGTCAATACCCCACCATTTTCGAGTTTTCCAAGCAAATGGTCAGAAGAATGCAAATAAATAACATAGAGGGGACAACATACAATGTTTCTTTGACTATTCGCGCCAAACAAAACACAACTATACTTGTCATAAAAGGGAACCAATCGAGATTCTCCAGAAAATAGAAAACTGTATTTCCACGATTTGTCCAAGACATAGGTTTTGCTCAAAAAAATACTTTCTAGCAAAACCTCACTCTCTTCGAATGTACCACATTCGACCGTTGTGTGAAATATGCGTTCTAGTAACTGTAGAAAAACGGTTACGGAAACGGGATCCGTTCCTTCCAAAAAACCCTTCCAAAATCCGTGGACGAATACTTTCATTGTTTGATTCTAAATGATGTAGAACTTTATATTATTATTGATTCTCGATATTATTGTTCAAAACATTTTGTATTTTTGTTTCATCAAAATATTCGTCACACTCGATAAACTGAAACATTTGTCGTAGGCAATTATGGTCAAACATTTTTTCAAATGTTAAGAAAAAAACATAATCAGTATGCTTTTCATAAAAACAAAATAGTTCATTATTATTTTTTCTTATAACATTTATTGAATTTGGGTTATTTTTATACCAAGCACTTTTTGCTTGTTGTTCAACGTTTTCTCTTATTAAGATAATGACTTTTGTTTGAGGAAATAGTTCTTTGAATTCTTCAATCAAATGAATATCTCCATTTGGATATCTTATTTCTTTGAATCCCCACAATGTTGTTTCCTCTTTGTTTTTAAACATACATATTATTGTTTGTCTTATTTGTTCAATTATATTTTCATAGTTGTATGAGTTATACCACGCCGGTTTCATTTTTTTCTCAATTAATTTATCATATGATACGGGTGTTTTACCGCCAACCACATGGTCAAATGTAGTTCTTTTAATATTTTTATAAAATCTTAACAAATCTAGAATGGCAGCATAATTTTCACCACAGATATTACTGTTTGGTATAGTATTAATAATTCGTAGTAAAGAAGTTGATCCGGATCTACCCACACAGCATAATAATACAATTTTATCCATTTATGTAAAAAGACATATGATCATTTATATTCTTTTATGAAAGAATCATCATTTTCTTTGAAAAATTTGAAATAGCCCTTTTCCAAGGTGTGTTACCATTGTTTAGTAAAGATAATAGTATATTAGTATATTTATCTACTAATAAGGATATACCAGCAATCCACGTCTTTGTATCCATCCGCGGGAGGATAGAAAACACGGATAGACCTTAAAAATGTATGTATATTGTCAACCTGGTAGTGGTTTCAATGATATGCTTACTATCATTACATCAGCATTGGAGTATTCAAACAAACAGAATCGAACGCTCTTGATAAATACGTGCAATACATTCTACAAGATCAACTTCTCCGATTTTTTCCAGTTTTCGGATCAAACAGTTATTTGCGATATCCACCAGATTCGCAGTATTTTCGCATCCAATCCTAGTTTGACCATTTATCCAAGTATCTATAGCGACAAACTCTTGGATATACTCAACCGACAATATATCTTGGATCCATCTACTGTAGCAGGTTTGACAAATGAACAAAGAAAAGAAGACATTGTCATTTTTCAAAAATATGGAGGTGTAGCTTACGGAGGAGGAGATGGATATCCACTCTTTCAAAGTTTACGCATACAACCGGTTATAAAAAAAAATTGCAATGAACGTTATGAATGTTTAGCAAAACCTTATCTATGTATTCAAATTCGAAATAAGGATTATAAATGTAATTATGAGGAACTGTATGAAAATCACAAGGATGAAATCCATTTAGCTAAACAAATCTATGTGGCCACAGACGACAAATCGGCCATTGATTTTTTCCGATCGAAAGAGTTGCCCATTCAAAATTTTACAACCTTTCCCGAAAAATACTATTACAGTTTGCACACTTCCATAATGAATCCAATGACCAAAATGACCGATTTATTGGCCGATATTTATATTATTGGTCGATCGGATAAAGTGTTGTCGAATTCAAAGGGTATGTTCATTCAATTGGTTCGAATGTGCCATCGAAACCAGTGTAAATTAATAGAACAATTCAAACCTGAAATTTAGATGACGGGTTTATACAACGGCAACAAAGAAGTTCGTGCAAACGGCTGAATTTCGTAGTTACCCATTCGGTCATTGTATACTTCCCAGTATATGGTTTTGCGGATTTGGTCCAAGGGTTTATGAAATGTGGCAATGGAAATCCGCGCCAACGTCCCTTTTTCTTGATCAAAGACTTTCCAAGAATTCAGTTTGTCACAATATTGAATGGTCATTTGACTATTGTCCTCTTTTTTGTATACAATTTCATCTGTATAGTTGTTGTATACTGGAATATAGTGGCCATTGAGTAGTATAGAAAAGGTTCCGTCAATGCCGAACAACCAAATGGGCAAATATTTAGGAAAAGTCTGGAACGAAATCTCCGTTTGACCTTTTTCTTGACCCGTTTCTTTACTTGTAACCATCCACCCATAAAGTGTAGCCATCATTTCACAAGGAGTCATTTTCACAGTTTGAAAACATAATCTATTACTATTGCGGTTCCCATCACACAACTTTTTCAACTTTTTAAGGTCTATCTGCGGTTTTGTAGCCAATTGGCTACAAAACCTCGGGTAGCCTATATCCTTTTCGTGGATAAATATATTTATCCACGAATAGAGATTAATTAACGACGATTCCCCAAAATCAATTGTTCTCTTTTATTTATACGATGGATTGCGATTACACAATCGTTGCAGCTTGGTACGACGTCCGAGAAAAGGAAAACAATCCGGACAAAGAGAATCCACAAAACAATCATTTTTGTTTAATGCATTATTATTTCGAGTCGGCCAAACCCTTTTTCCAAAAACCCTTCCCGATGGTCATTTTCACCGAACCGCGATTTCAAACCCTGATAATGGAAGCGCGTCCCAAAGAACTCCACGAGAAAACCAAATTCGTGTTTCGTGATTACGAGGAATTGATGTTTTACGAACACTTTCCAAAATACGAAGAAAATCATCATAAACGGCCTATCCACAATTTGGATCCACACAAATTCACGCCACTCTACAAATTCATTATTAACCAAAAGGTCAATTTTGTCCAAGAAGTCATCCAAACCAACCCATTTCAAACGTCGATGTTTGCCTGGATGGATATGCGTCTACACTGTGTCTACGATATGCCTATTGAGGAAACCAACCAGGTAATGAGCGAAATGCCGCGCGATCGAGTCAAACTAATGCAAATGAGTTTTACTCATCCGGTGAATGATCGAGTCGACTTTTACTATTTCACAAGAGGCAAAGTAGCAGCGGGCTTTTTCGGAGGACACGCTGAACCCTTGCTCCGATTTTGCCAGCTTTGTCAAAAAGAATGGATCGATGCCTTGGAAAGTGAAACCGCACCCACGGATGAAATGGTCTATGCCTATGTCATTTCACACCATCGCGAACTTTTCCAGCCCTATGTTGGCGAATATGGCGAATGCTTGAAAAATCAATTGCGCATTCGATACAGTCATCATTTGGTCTTCCCCTTCTTGGAAACGGTATTTGATCAAGCGATTTATCCATATGCCGCGCATTTGTCCGAACTCATTCGAAGAGGCTATTTAGCTGGAGAATTCCCCCTTTCCACCGAACAAATTCACAAAGCTTGGTATTATGGCTACGTTTCCAATTATTGGTTGCAAAACCGCGATTTCTGTTGTGTTTTGCTGAACCAGTATTTTGATTTAGCCAAAAACGACGAAAATGTTGCGAATTATATTCGCGGTATGAAAGATTTTCTCAAGCACAACATTGGCTATCTATACAACGATGATCTGAACAATCGACTCGATTCTATTTAGAATCCAAGCCCCCAAGCCCCCAAGCCCCTCATCTAGATATTGTTTTGTATGATGTGTAGAATCACACAAAATGATTCCTCAAAGAATAAATATAAATGGTTGTCTAACTATTTAGACAGATGACCAATGATACATTTCACGATTTTCCAATATATTGTATCAATTTAAAACACAATGAAGAACGAAAATATTATATTGATTTGCAGTGCAAACGAAAACCCATTCAATTTGTCGAAGCCGTTTATGGAAAAAAATTGGACCAAGCCAAACTACAAACTCTTACGGAAAATTCGGTAGCCAACAACTACAGTGACGATTGGATGAAACCGAATGAGATTGGGTGCTTGCTGTCCCATATCAAAGTGTTCAAGCAGTCCCTTGAAAATCCAAAGGAAGATTACATCATCGTATTGGAAGACGATGTGGACATAACGTCGTTTATGACCAAGAAAATGAAAAAACATTTGTGCAGTATTGCCAAAGAATACGAGTGTATACAGCTGTGCATCATTATTCCCGATTATGTCGATCTCCCCGACATAGACGTATCCTCCAATGTAGCCGTTTTGCAAGACTGGAACGAGCAATCGCAAAACCATTATCCGTGGGGATATTTGTGGTCCACGGGGTGTTATATCATATCTCGATCCGCCAGACAAACCATCGTCGACCATTTCGAAAGGGGAGTTTTGCTAAAACCCGCCGACTATTTCATTTACGAACATTTGAAAACTTATACACTTTTCCCCCCCATTGTTCTCCCCAATTTAGTCTTTGACACGGACATTGGCGACAGTCTGAACCACCAACACATTTCGAAAAACCGAATCATACAGAAATACTACAAACGCCGACTGATATTGATCGCCGTCTGGTTTGGGAAGCTGCCCAAGTATTTCGGATTGTGGATGTACAGTTTACGCAATCAAAAATATGATGTTTTGCTCATCACGGACCAAGAAATTCCCGATTATCCCGATAATATTCGCATCTTGTTTATGCAGTTTTCCGACCTTAACAACCATCTGAAGATAAAGACCAAATGGAATGTCAAGATTCGTCATCCGAGTAAGTTGGTCGATGTCAAACCTCTCTTGGGTTTCCTGTTTTACGATTTCATCGCGCACTATGATTATTGGGGATGGACAGATGTCGATATGATAATGGGGGATGTTTTGCTACACTTGAACGATGATCCAACGGTCGAAGTCGTCAGTTTTGGTTTCGACTCCTTTGGACCGATGATGTTGTTCAAAACGTCGATCGTGGATCTACACGAACACATTGAACACTACGAAGATATGCTAAAGGACGAGTATATTTGCAAGGTGGACGAACCGTGGTGGTACGTGAAATCCAAGAACAACAAGCAACATTTGGCCATTTGCAAAGATGAAAACACAATTGTCCGATATTATGAGGGGAATAACTTGATTGATTTTGTACAAACCAAGAATCTCAAAGTGGTGGATTGGGAACACATTTGTGTGGGCATTGAATGGGATATCAAAGAGATTCTATTGAACGATCCATCCACACCGATTGAATCGGATGTATATCGAATGGTGGATCATCAGTTGTTCAAAAATGGCGTGGAATTGGCCTTTTGTCATTTGACCCTCTTGAAAATGTACAAACCTTTTTGCGATTATCTTTCCAAACACGTGTATTTTGGTATACCGAACCGCGGAATCGAAATACAAGTAGACTACAAATACAACGATGTACCCATTTCGCCAAACTTGGATCGGTTTACGATTTACGAATTGTATTATATTTTTATGAAGGTAGATATCCGCGTCAAAAGTATGGTTTAGTCAAAAATTTCCAAGACAATTCACTATCTTGGAAATTTGGGATTCTAGGTAGATGTTCCATACTCCAACATTATACTTTCCATAAATAAGGCAAATAGCATTGGGAACTGCAATGTCGAATACAAAATACATTTTGAACGTTCAATTCCCTTTTCAACATTGAAATATATGTATTTTTAGAAAAAAACACTACTTGGATAAGAAACCATCCACGAATATTTTCATTCTTTCAATATCATCTGTACGGTCTTCGGATTGAACCTTATTACGAATAAAAACACTATCGTTATAGTCATCTATATTTATTGATTTATGTGCGAACATAAATTTCATATTGTATTTGTCTAAAGATGAATATGAACATACCGTCTTTGGATTTCACGCATTTTATGGTAAAACGGCGTTTCATTGTAAATGGCCAAGATCAAAATCGATGGCATTGTGTATTTTCTGAGACAATGGTTTATATGTTTTACCAAGTCGTATATATTTACCAAATAATTTATGTGTTTTACAATATACTCTATATACTCTATGCCCTATTTTCCAGAAAAACACGTTTTGTTCATTCATATTCCCAAGACGGGAGGAACCACCATTGAATACGGTTTAGTCGAAAAGAAAGGAAACAAACCGCCGAGTCTATATGGTAATCCAAGTATTCGCGCCTATTCTGGAAAAGGGAATCGTATTTTGCCCGATCCGGAATTGCAAAAGGTATCTCTACAACACCAGACCTATCGTACCCTCTACCAATATAGCAAACTCTTGAATATTCCTTTTGATGACAAACTGAAAATTCTGAGCGTGGTTCGAAATCCCTATGACCGAATTGTTAGCGACTTGTTTTGGCATAAACTGATTAACATAAACACTCCTCCCAATATGGTATTCCAAACAATCAAACAATATATATACAAAACCACCTATGACAATCACAATCTTCCACAGTACCAGTTTATTATCGATGATAGCGGAAATCTCATTCCAAATTTGACGTTGATGAAGATGGAAACCTTGGACGAGGATCTGGAACGATATGGATACGGATACTGTAAGATGCAACCAAGAGTCAATGTAAATCAGCAACACAAAAACAAAACATTCCGTTATCATCATTACTTGAATCGCGACAGTCTGGAATGGATTCATCGGGTCTATCGAACAGATTTTGCGATGTTTGACTATCCAATGAAGCCAACGGACCGGATTGACATTGTCGTTTTTATTTCCGATGCATCGAATGTCCAAGAATTGGAAATGTTGGCCAAACAGTTCGCCTTCTTGCCAAACGACGAGACGATTCAAAATGTATTTGTTTGTCATAGTAGTATTCCAGCATCGAACACAAACGATTGGAGCAAGAATTTCCTTTTGCATTACCCCGAAACATATTCGGACAAACTTCGCCTACACAATGTCCCGCATAATATGTCTGGGTTTGAAATGCACCAGTGGGCGGTCGATTGGATACAATCGGATATATACATCATTTTAGACAAAGATCACTATTTTACGTAATCCGCGTCGAAGGATGTTTTGCTTTCCTTGGACTCAGACCAGATTGGCAAATGTATGTCATCTCGTGATGCTGATACTTTTGCTCTTTCCGAATATCAAGTCGCCGCAAAGCAATTGGTTCCCAACCTTGAAAAATATCAATCTCACAATGGGTCACCCATCCTTTTGCCCATTCTTTTACGACGAAATGTAACCGCGAAATTGCTTCATCGATTACCGTCGATTGATAAAACACTTCGTGCACAAAGTGCACAAAGTGCAACCGCAATTTCTCACTTTTACTTGGCATTTGAAGACAATCGTCCAGTGGATTTGGATTTTGTCTCCATCGTATTTGATAATCCAGCAGAATGGACCTTGCTAAAGATACAGGCATCGAGTTTTTGGTTGGTGGATCCACAGATTGTCCATCGCATCATCGTATTGTACAATGATCGCGAAGATGATTTGTCCGTTTTTGAAAAAGAACAAATCCGGTCTTATTATCCGGAAAGTTTCCAAGAAAAGGTCGTGTTTTTGTCTTATGGTACGCT